ATCCTAGTATCCATAAGTATATGGTGAAAAGGATAGCCAAACAACCAGCGTTTGCTCAAACGGCTTTTAAGAAATTACTACTACCTGTGATACAGGAAATATGTCATTCTGCCCCGAGTGAATATGAACTTTGTGGTAAGGGTCTTATTGATACTTTTCTGTGGAAACATTCTTTGAATCTACAAATTCAGGAAAGATGTGTGCGATTATTGGTTTCTCTAAAAACAACCTCCGGTAAGGTTTTACCTGTTGGAACAGTTTTTGTTCCTCCGTTACCAGGAGGAATCGTTCGTAGGGCAGATAGACAAAATGGGGCAGAATACTTTTTTAGGGCTATTCCGATAAAGGCTTCTAAGTTGAAGGTTGTTTGTGAGAATTATCTATCTGTGGGAATGAAAGGAATGCCTGGAAGAAAAGGATTGACAACCCATCATAATATAGAAAATAGAAAATATAAGGATGATGTGGGCGGTAACTTATTGAAATCCATACTGAAAACGGATGCAGATTTTTACCAGAAATTTTTCACTTGACACCTGGGCCAAAAATTGATATTAGAACCATTACATATTGAGGATTTTGTTTCATTGAGATTTAGGAGGCACAAATGCCATGGAGCGTTTCTGATGTCGAGTCCCATAAAAAAGGTTTAGCCCCTGCCCAAAAGGTTAAGTGGGTGGGCATAGCCAATGCAATCTATAAGAAATGCTTGGCTGATGGTGGTTCGGATAAAACGTGTGCTCCTAAGGCGATCAGAATTGCCAATAGTAAATTTTCGGAGGAATTGATCATGAACAAGGAAACAGTGAAATTAAACCGATCAGCTCTAATTTTTACCGACCATGATTGTTTTTCTAAAATCACCCCTGCCACAGAAGGAAAACCCCGAACACTAAAAATGGTTGCTTACTCCGGAAAGATCATCAAAGGTCATTGGTACTGGGGTGATCTGGTAATTGATACTTCTGGTCTGAAGATGGCTAAGAAGAACATCCCGATTCTCCAAGATCATGCGACTGAAGAGAAAATCGGTTTTGGCTCCTTCATCGTGGATGATAAGCATGCCATTGTTAATGAGGATATGACTTTTGTGGACACCCCGTTTGCTGCGGAGTTTATTAAATTATCGGATCAGGGTTTTCCATATGAGGCTTCTATACAAGCTCGTCCTTCAAAAATTCAACGTCTTACAGAGGACGAGGAAACAGAAGTAAATGGTTTTATGATGAAAGGACCGGGCACAGTCTGGCGTGAGTCAGTGTTAAAAGAGTGTTCCGTCGTTACCTTCGGGTCCGACGCCAACACGAAATCGGTAGCCATGGCCGAAGACGAAGAAGTGGTATTGGAAGTAACGCAGTTGAAGGAAAAATCAAAACAGGAAGAGGAGGTTACTATGGATCTGGCAAAGTTGAAAGCCGAGTCCCTTTCTCTGTACGAGGAAGTGTTTGCTCTCGGTAAACAGGAGGCTGAGACTGCCTTTGCCGTTGTAAAGACAGGGTTGGAAACAACCATTGCCCAGCTCACTGCCGATAAGACCAAATTGTCAGATGACAATAAGGACACTTCGGCAAGACTTCTCAAAGTGGAGAAAGAGAATGCTATGCGTAAAGAGGAAGAGATCCGTCTTTCCGCAGATAGCATTTTCTCCGCAAAACTCGCCGCGGCCAGTATTCCCGAAAGACTTCATGCAAAAGTGAAGAAGCAGATTGATTACGGCAAGTTCATCAAAGATGACAAGCTGGATATTACTGCTTTTTCCGCAGCTATCGACACCGAACTGAAAGACTGGGCGCCTGTTGAAGGAGAAGAGCAGTCTGTTCTCGGTATGGGCTACAGTCGTCCGGCGGATGCCTCTGTTGATTCCGATGCAATGGTTGATCGGATGCTGAAGAGTGTGGGACAGGGAAAAACGGCAGCTCAATAACCGATCAAGTGGTGAACAGCGGTTTGCCCTTTATTGATCAATAACAGGAGGTATGATGATGGCAAGTTTGACGGGGATTCGCAGCAGCACTCCTCAGATGAATCGATACCCCGAGGGCTACGGCATCAAGGCGTTGTTCCATTCTGTCAGGGACATTGCGTTGATTCTGGATAAGACGGTCCAGGCGGGCTACGGTTATCTGAAAGCGGGCACGGTCATGGCTATCAACCTTTCAACAGGTGGTGGGCATGGTAATCTTGTTCCGTATGTTCCGGAACTTTACTCCGATGTTGTTTTCGGTACAGATGGAGCAATAGGTGTTGCTCCTATGGTGGCAAATGCCATTACTAACCATATATATGTGTCTATAGACGACTCACACAAGTTCGTGGTTGGTGATTATCTGTATGCCGATAATGACGATGGATATGGTCCAGTATCAGGCGGGATTATTTCCGCTATCGATCGGACCACTTCCACTTTGTTTGCTGATATTACAGTGGCTTCTTTGACTTCCACCAACTTAACGGTGGCAAACAAAGCCTATGCTTATGTATATCAGGGATCGAGCGGTGTTCCCGAGGCCGAGTACATTCTCGACAAAGACATCGACACGGGTGTTGGAGCAACGGCGGCAGGGGCCCTCACTTCGGTGGTGGTCTCCAATTGTATTCTCTACAAGAATAGTCTGATCAACTTAACGGAAGAGGCCATTGTGGACTTTTCTGGTTCTGCGGTTGATGGACGATTCTTCATAATGAAATAGGAGGTGACGAGATGAAGGGTTCTACGGGTATTCCGGCACTTCAGCTTATCACCTTGAATAAGCTGATTTCCAAGTTCGTAAGACCGCCGAGTAATTTCTTCACCAATTTGTTTCCGTCAAGTCAGTATGATTCGGATACGATTGAGTGGGAAATCGAGTACGGCTCCGGCGGTATGACCCCGTTCGTGGCTCCTGGTTCAGTAGCTCCCGCCATCGGCATTGATGGGACAGGTGCTGCTTCGGCCAAAGCTGCGTTCTGGAAAGAAAAGATGTACTTTGACGAAGAGTTCCTCAACAACCTTCGGGAGCCGGGAACAGTGGCTACATATATGAAGGCTGAACGGCAGTTGGCCAAAGGCGCTCTGAAGTTGCGTTGGCGATGTGATCGTCGGCGTGAGTGGATGGTTTCCCAAATGCTGATAGAAGGTGCTTTGACTTATATTCAGCAAGGTGGAATCAAGTTCACTGTGTCTTATGGTGTTCCCACCGCACATCTGGTAACCCTTGATGATGATCGTAACTGGAAGGATGGGGCGTCAAGAAATCCTGTTGAGGATATCTTCGATGCGAAACAGACACTGGCCGATGATGCTATGGTTCAACCGAATCATTGTATGATGAATTCCCAGATGCTGAAGGTACTCATGTTCGACTCTAACATCCAGGCCCTTCTGGAGAAGAGTGCTTTCGGTAATGGTGATCTCTTCAGTAATCCCGTCGGTGTTATCGGGAATCTGCTCGGTGTCGGTGCCATTCAGCTTTATGATGAAATGTACGAAGTTCAGGCTTGGCTCACTACCACAACGGCTACTAGTACGACCATCTATCTCGATGACGTAACTGATTTTGAAGTCGGAGGTAAAGCCCGTTTCATCAATATGAAGGCCTACAACACCTACGAGGACGAGGTCATCACCGCCGTTGATAAAGTGGCCGGTACGATCACTGTCGGCGCCCATCCAACAGCCAATTTTGTTGGGGGTCAGGACAAAGTCGTTATGCGGAAGAAGTTCATCCAGGATAACGTCTTCTTCATGTTTGCGGATGCTCAGGGCGGTTCGAAGGTTGCTGAGTTTATGGAAGCTCCGTATGGCAACAGCCGGCGTTGGGGGTTCTTCGCAGACACGAAGGATGAATGGGATCCTGAAGGTGTGTGGCTGAGAGTGCAGGATAAGGGTCTTCCCGTTCTGTACAATCCGGACACGACCTACAAGATCACCGCGTTCGATTTGGACGAATACTAATCGTCCCTTAAACAGGAGGTCAATCAGATGAAAGTAGAATTGCTGGTTAATCTGAAAGTCAGTACAGGAAAGATTATCTCGGCTGGAACGGTGTTCTCCGATGAAGGGGGAACACCGATCCCCGAGTTCGTAATGCGCCGACTACAGAGAAGGCAGGCTAAGGTGCTATCCTACACAGTCGTAAAGACAGAGCTGCCAACAACCCTTGCCCCTAAGACGGGCAAGAAATTACCAGTCGTAAAGGCGGTAGGGAAGATTCCGAAAGCTATCGGCAAGAAAGGGAAATGATTATGGCGATCAAGAAATCGGTAAAAAAGAAGGTCACTCCAATGCCTCCAAAAGTAATGCCCAAGGGAATGCCTCCTAAGAAGGGAGCTAAAGTTCCCCCGAAGAAGAAAAAGAAGTAAGTCGAGGTGAGTGGTCATGGTGCCTATAACTACAGCAGACGATTTAACGGAACTTGTTAAAATCCAGTTGTCTTCTTTGGCCACTCTTATCACCGCAGATGGTTACACATTGATCTGTGATCAGACAACCAATGAGTTGGGGTGGAGTTTCCCGATATCCACCCCAACTAAAGGTTTTTGGATCCTACAAAGAGCTACAAGACACGCTTTAAACATACTCCGCATTGCTTCTGCCAAATCTTTCAAATATAAGTTGATCAATCTACAGCAGAAATTTGAACATTACCAAAAAATGATCGAAGCTATGGACGTTGAATTTGAGGCTGCTATGGCTTCTGATATAGCCACATTTGCTGGGCTAGATTCTTATAAAATGTTCGGTACAAAGATCGATGCAGGATTTGCTTATGATGCAGATGGAACGGATTTAACTTATGATTGGGACCGCCTTGTTAATTTTGCTCCGTTGGAGAATGCCTAATGTCTGGGCTAGGGGCCGACATCAGAGAAGTTTATGATGAACTTGGGGCAATAACCCATATTGTCAATCGAATACCTGTAGTAACTACCGAACGAATTCTCTACGATCTAAATGCTCAAGCAACAAAGCCGTTTATCCGTGAGCATTTCCTTGATGCTACTCTTCCTCAGGATACTTCAATTACTACGGACGATGTAATATTGATTGTAGAGACGGGGAAGAACTATCTGGTGATGAATAAAACACCGGAGATGTTCGAGGATAGTATTGTTGAATGGAATGCCGTTCTTTATTCTTGTAATCTTGTTTCTACTGCATGTATTCTCCGACCAGTAGAAGTCCGAGTTGGTTATAATATGACAACTTCCTGGTCTGTTATAGCAGAAGCTCCTATATACGGTTTGATGTCTGACAGATTGTTTGGTTCTGAAATAGATCAGCATACCGCTTCTGTAGGGCAAGAAGCTGTGTGGAGGGTAGATTTATATCTTCCCAAGTTTTATGGAATAAAACCGTTGGACAGATTGTATCTTACCGATACGGAATATTACAAAGTGGAATCTGTACAGAACTATAATTATCCAGGAGTCTGTGTGGCTTTATTGGTAGAAGACACCAGACCTTTTGTTGAAGTAGTCGCAGATGATGAATATGGGGAATATTAATGATTGAGGTTAAGGTCAATCAAGCTGATTTTGATCGAGTAATCAATGCTATAAATGGTATTGAGCAGTTAGTCCTCAATCTTAAAGATTCCATTACAGAAGAAAGTGCCAGAGAGTTTTCCGAATCCCTTGTGCAGAATATAACCACCCAGAAGTTTGGGGACTTTGGTACTCCTCATAAAGGTTGGAAAAAAGGGCAACCTAATGCGGATAAGTATTGGTTGTGGTTAGGAACAGCTCTTAAATCCATTAAACCAAATAAGTTGTCTAGTTCTGCTACTTTTAGTAAATGGTTTGTTGGTTTTGATTATACTGGAGGTTCTTCCATCGGTTCTTCTGCAAAAAGGGTTAGTAAAGTAAAGACTGGTGTTGTTATCATGAAGAATGGAAAAAGGATTGAAGTCAAAGCTAAACTTACGGCGGAACAGTCCCGTATGAAAGCAGTATTGCAAGCAAGAGCGGCAGAAGCAAAGATGGCTAAATCTGCGGCAGCTACTGGTGTGAAGGTATTTAGCAAAGAGGAGATAGCCAAATACGTTGTCCAAAAGAAAGCCCCCAGTGGAAGAAGTATTTCTTTTGGTAAAGAAATAAAACACAAAAAGATTATCTCGGATACGAGTAATGACTAATGAGAAAAGTACCAATTATAAAGGACCCTAAAAAATATGGGTGGGCTGTTGAAAGAGGATACACTCCGAAGAATATTTCTCCCAGACCTTTATTCGGATTATCCTTGATTGATTTCCAAAAGAAGTTTATAGACAAAGTAACTAAAGCAAGAATGACTATATTGGCGGAGTGGAAGTAATGAATCCGTTGTCGATGGAAACGAATGTCAAAAGTTCTTTGAAGAAATACTTCGTAGATGTCTTCGCAGACGCGGTAACCTTCGATACATCGCTCGCCAGTCCTGATATTCGATCTCAGGGCCCTGATGTTGTGAAACAATGGTACAACGTGGATTTCGGTACTTTCGGACGAGATGCTTTAGCCGAGTACCTTTTTGATATTTATTGTCTGTCAAGACAGGATATGGAGGGCGTTAAGTTAGCAGAGATGACAGATACAATGATGGCATTACTTCTCGATCCAAGTGTGGGAGATGGGATGAGGAGAATACCATTGTATGATGTAACTCAAACCCCTTGGTTGTTAGTGACAAATATGGTTGTACAGGATGTGTGGGATGCTCCGTCGGTGGATATCACCGAAGACGAAACTAAATTGAGGATTCTTTCGGTGAGATTAAGATGGGGAGCCAAGATTTAAAACCGAATTTTATCGTATGTTCTAAGTGCGGTAAACGACTCATTGAGCGCAAAAAGAATGGGTTGTGGCATTTCATATTTGGTAAACCGAGTAAAGATGGATCTGAATTTATCCCTGTAGAGATGTTTATTCAAGGGAATGTAAAGATAAAGTGTTTACGAAGAACCTGTGGAGCTTGGAATATGCTTTCATATTTCCCGCCCGCTTTTCAATCGGAAGATATTTCCGAATCAGCCAACTGTGCAGGCAAAAAGTAAAATGAACCAATTAAACGAATTTAAGGAGGTACATGTATGTCTCTTACCAGGTCGGGACCCCTAACCAAGAACCCCCAAGCAGTGGCTCTTGGGTTGGCCCAGATCCGAATAGGAGTATCTGCCACACATATTGCATCAGCAGCGGCTGAACTACATGTGGCAGACTCTATCGGTGCTCTGGCAAACACGAAGTTCACGGGCAAGACTGATTTCTGGAAATTGGAATCGGGTTTCCCGCTTCTTGAAGACCTCTCACTTCCTATCAGAGAGGCTTGCATGCTTGAATGCGGGTTCAAAGAAATCTCAATGGCCAATCTACAGCTTGCTCGTGGTATTGATCCGTCCGATGAGTATTCGGACACAAACATCGCTCTCGGAGGTTTGGTGGCCCCGGAGTTCATTCGTATGGAAGCTGTTTATACGTTTCCTGATGGACTCAGTCAGATGGTCATCATCTTCCCCAGAGCCAACGTTGTAAGTTCGATGGAGATTGATCTGAAGGCAGAAGACGCTGCCGTGGTGCCGATTACGTTTGAAGCCAAACGAGCGGACTCAGGTCTTTCTACGGGCGGTAGTGCTGTATGGGATGCCATGCCTTTGGGCTGCATCGTATTTCTTACGGGCGGAGATATGGCGACAACGTAGTTTTATCAATGTAATTCAACCTCCTCCCGGTAGAGAAAAGCCGGGAGGAGGAATCTCTTAAAGGAGATAAATTATGAGCGACGAGAAACGCCTCAATCCCGATATAAGGATCATCTCTTACGGGAAAAAAGAATTAAAAGACCTCACCTTATATCCTCTGTCAATCGGGGATCAATTTAAAGTAACGGACATAATCACCCAGATTGTGCAACAGCTTGTTACAGGGTCTAAAGAAGGAAATCTAAGTGATTTCCTTTTCATGTCTGCTGTCATGTCTGCTTTGGAAATCAATTTAGGCAAAGTCCTTACTC